CTTCTCAGTTTCTGAAAAATACTTGCTCCTTTTTCTTTTAATTTTTTCAGTTCTTAATCCTGAAATAGATTTACGTTTTTTATTCATTTTTATCCTTTTTTGTGTAAACCTATTTTAGGACGAGTCAGAATATTCGAAAAGCCTTATTTGTGCCGATGAGTGTGGAATTGGTAAAAGCCACACCGCCAAATACCTTTCGAGAACATTACAAAACTGCTTTTACATTGATTGTAAACAGGCAAAATCAACACAATTATTCATAAGAGCATTGGCAAAAACGATCGGTGTCGATAGTCAAGGTCGATATGCTGAAGTAAAGCAAAATCTTAAATATTACTTATCGATACTAGAACGCCCTGTTATTATTACCGATGATGCTGGTTACTTACAGTATTCAGCTTACATGGAAATGTTAGAGTTTATTGATGCTACTGAAAATGTTTGCGGCTGGTATCAAATTGGCGATGATAGCTTACGTGAGAAAATTGAACGAGGGATTAATAGCAAAAAGGTTGGTTTCAGAGCGATGTTTAGCCGAAATGGAAACCGCTATACTTCCATTATTCCTGTTTCTAAATCCGATAAGATTGGTTTTTACAAAAAACTGTTACACGATGTGTTAAGTGTGAATGCTAAAGATGGTGTAAACGTTGATAATCTTGTAATGAAATGTTTACGCTCAGATAATAATAACCTGATTGGCGATTTACGAAGAGCCGAAAGCCTTTTAAGATTACAAGCCTAATGAAAAAACGAAGTTTAACAACCAAAAATCTTTACGATAAAAAGCCAGGTAATAAGGTTCAGTTTGCATCGCCTGTTTTCGAGGAATTAATAGGCAAAGATGCCGAGCTGAAAGGATGCTGGTTAATATATGGTCCTGAAAAGAACGGTAAAACATGGCTTTCATTAAGACTTGCCAAAGATTTGGCAGTAAATCAAAAGGTTACCTATATAAGTGCAGAGGAAGGCACAGATGTTTCGTTTAAACTGGCATGTAAACGTGCTGGCATAACTCGTGCCGATAAGATTCTATTTGATGAATATATACAGGTTCCTGATCTTATAGACAAGTTTCAAAAGGCTAAATCATCGCAAGTGATATTTATTGATAACCTGTTGATTTATAAAGATGATTTCAGGTATTTAAAACTTGTAGACTTTCTTACCCAGCTACATAATAAGCTGATTATTTTCGTTGGACACGAAGAGCGAAAAGAACCCTATCCTGCTATTGCAAAGCAAGCTAAAAAGCTATGTAAATCTTACATCCATATTTTGGGCTTGCGTGCATTTGTTGTAAGCCGATACAGTAAAGGTGGACATGTTGATATTGATATGGAAAAAGCCGAGCTGTATTGGGGTAATGATACCGATAAAAATGAATAGCTATGAATTTAAGTTTTAGAACTAAATGGCTTAAAGGTGGATCAACATATTTTATTGAAAAAATATGGTCTGGATTAGATATTATGCCTACTCATAAAAATTTACATGCCAATGGAATACCAATTAGCTATATGAGAATATATGCTCCTAATTGTTTGCCATTTGTGGTTAATTCTGAATATAAGCCAAAATTACACACTATAAGGAGAGATAAAAAAGGGAGATGGAAATCAGGCATGAAAATTCATTTCTATATTAATTCAAGAACGAAAAATATGTTTCGATTCGCTCCTATAATTCCTGTTGCTAGTATTCAAAAAATTAAAATAGAATGCCCAACAGAGTATCTCAATGACCAAAAAATTTATATTGATGGAAAGCTTTTAACCACAGAAGAAATGCAGCAATTAGCATGGAATGATGGATTTGAAAATTTAGCAGCTTTTCAACTTTGGTTTAATACCGACTTTGAAGGTATAATAATTCACTGGACAAATCTAAAGTATAAGAATTATGCTAATAAAAGAAAAACGAGTACTCGTACATAAATTACTTTGGAAGCTTGGAGCTACCAAAAGTAAAACTGCTTTTCTGGAAGAATATGGAGTAACGAGTACCACAGAGTTAAATGATGAAGAAATTGATCATCTGATACAACGACTACAAAATAGTGTTGATAATAGATACAACAGCAGCAAAGAATTACGCTACTGGCGGAGCTGTGCATTAAGCCTATTAAACAAGTGTGGTGTGTATGTTACCAATAACGATTGGGATCGAGTTAATAATTTCATGCTCGATTCCCGAATTTGCGGTAAGCTGTTATACGAGCTTACTGTTGATGAGCTAAAAGCGCTATGCTCAAAACTAAGAAGTATAGCATCTAAAAAAGAATCACACGATAAACAAGTATTAATTAACGGAATAAGCCTGAACTAATGAAAACACGTGATTATAATTTAAAGAATGTTGAAGTATGCCGAGCCTGTGTTGGCGAAGGTGTTGTGCTAACAGATAGTAAAAAAGAAGTCGTATGTGCCATATGTAATGGTAGTGGCTTGGTTACTGTAAACAAAGATTTAACCATCAGGATTACTCCTAAAACTCCTAAGCCTTATGCTCAAAAGTAAAGCTGTTAAACAAAAAGAAACTGAATCGCTCTCAGCATTAATTGAGAAACGCTACAAATGGCTAAATAACGATGCCAATAAAAAGCGAAGAACCTACTCCGCAGTGTTGAAAGATACAAAGGAAATGGAGCAAAATCTAAAGGATTTAAAAGAGTAGAAAGCGATGGTGCTTTCAATAAGTCATTCAAAATATAAATATTATGAATTATGCAATAAAGCTACTTGAGACTGAAAAGAAAGAAGTATGGAAAGGATTTTTAAAGCTAAAAAAGGAATTACTCCTTTATAATAAACATACAATATATTATAAAATCTGTGAAGGTAAAATTAAAGTTGCTTTAAAAAATCATACAGTAATAGATAATTCAATTAATATTTTAAAGAATGAGAATAAAGCTAGATAAACACATTTAACCCTTAATAAATAATAAAATGGATAAACAAAAATCAGGAATCGAATTAATTGCCCAAGAAAGGGAAGAGCAATTGAATAAACATCAAATTTCAATTGAAAAGGATATCAATAATCACAAAGATAATCAATTGCTAGGTGTGGCTACAGCATTATGTCTGCCCGACTATGAACAAGAAGATCTCGATGTTTATGAGCTAGAGGAATTTTGCCCATGCAGTTTTGATAAGAAACAGTTCATTGGACTTACTAAAAAGCCATTAGAAAAACGATTAGTTATTGCAGGAGCTTTAATAGCTGCTGAAATTGACAGACTTCAAAATAAATAACCATGAGCAATATTAGAAAAGCAAAATGCAACTGTTTAAAACGTATTGCTCAAAATGTAGAAAAGCAATTACGCAACGATTCTAACTATAAAAAGCGTTCGGGACATTGGGGTAACGTGCATAAAACCGAAAACGGTAGCGATGAAATGCCTTATATGAACTTTAACTTTCAGCAGAAAGGTTCGAATGCCATTCATGTACAGGCTATTTTATTTAGTCATTGTCCGTTTTGTGGTACACCATATCATATAGAAAAGGAGGAAACAAATGGAAAAAGTTAAGCAAGAACTAAACCGTGTAATACACGAAAACGAAACATTACAGGAAGCTATTCATTATGATTTAATGTATACCGAATTAGAAAATAACGATGAGTTAGATCAGATGATAACCGAATCAAAATCAGAAAAACAAAAGGCACAGCAATGCCTTGATTTAATTAACAATTAAGGATATGAGCAAAACGAAAACAGTGTATTTAGCTACTGATATAAAAGGTGATTCAGAATTCAATGAAAAAGTTTTTGAAGAAGAACAGGATTGTATTGATTTCTGTACTGAGAATAATTGGGGATGGCATGAAGTACCTTTTTATACGGATAAAACCTTAAACCAATAACTATGGACTACTCAACTAAATTCCTAATAATATGCCTTGCCGTATTAGCTTTTTGCGCATGGGTGTTATGGTTACAAATTCGCAATTTGCGAATTGAAAAACCTACGAATTTCATTATTCCTAAAAGTAACATTAATATAGAAATAAAGATTGATAAACTAATTGATTCTATTGATGTTGATGGGAAACAACACAACGAAGAACAGATCCAAAAAATGTTTAAGGATATGCTTATAAAAACTGCTAACGAAATAGATTCGACACATAAACTTTGAACTTGAAACTTTAAACATAAAAATATGGCACATCAAAAATCAAAAGACGAATTCTGGTTTGATGAAAGTGGGAATAAGATTCCTTACTCCAGAACCACAAAAACCGAAAGGTTAATGGAAACTAAAGGGGCTAAACTATTGCGTGAAGCCAAATCTCTAAACACAAAATTAAGTGAATACAAAGCTTTGTTTGCTGAGATATGCGAAGATGTATATAAAAAATTTCTTATTGAAAGGGATGTTAAAACCGAACGTAAAGGGAACTTTACTTGGTATAATTTTGATCGTTCTATTAAAATTGAAACCAAATTTAGCGAATCAATTACATTCGATGAATTATTAATAACATCGGCACGAGAAAAGTTTAATCAGTATTTTTCTGAGAACATTACAAGCAAAGATGATTTTGCGAAGGAAATTGTAATGAAGGCCTTTGAAACCCGAAACGGGCAGCTTGATCCTAAAAAGATATTCGATTTGTTACGTTATAAATCAAAAGTTAAAGATGAGCTTTATCAAAGCGCAATTAAAGATACCGAAGATTCAATACGAAGAAAGGTATCTAAAGTGTATCATCGAATTTCTGAACGTCAGGAGAACCAAGAATACAAAGTAATCGATCTTAATTTTAGTAGTATTTAATGGATTACCCTGTAGTAAATACAATTATATCGGAACGGGAGTTGTACAGCCTAAACTTCAAGCCATCAGCTTGGTCTGATGGCGGGCTGTTTCACACTTCTTTTGTAATTGAACGTAACGAGTTAAAACTCGATGTTACTACGGTTAGGGATACTATTAATAACAAACTCAAAGTAATTGAACAGGTGGTAACAATCGAATTGTGTGGCCAGTGGGAATATGTTGCCATTAATGATTTTAACGAACTAAAAACATTAACCCAAATATTATTTAAATAATGGCCGAAAAGTATAGGAAAAATACCTTATTAAAGATTGTCAAGATTCAAAACATTACTCTTGAAAATACCCGTAAAGGAATTACTCAAACATGGGTCTATAATAACCTTATAAAAGATCAATTTTTCTTATCGAAACGAACATACGATCGTTACTTAGGAGTACCAGCTAAAAAGCTATTAAAGGATTTATACCCGAATGAAACGTGAAAAAGTTTACATAGCAGGACCAGTTACGGGACTTAAACGAAGCAAGGTTGAATATGAGTTTAATAAATGGAAAAACCGTTTAATTATGCTTGGTTACGATGTTGTTTCGCCAATTGATATTGTTCCTGCCAATTGCGATTGGCAGGAAGCTATGCAAATATGTTTTTATCATTTGGCACAATGCAATAAAGCCTTGTTTATGGAAAACTGGATACAAAGCGATGGAGCTTGCCTTGAAATGGAGTTCTGCATGTTAAACAAAATTACTTTGCTTTCGCGAGGAATGATTCTTTCCTGTTATAAACAAAAAATAAAATACCAAAAATGAATCTAAACGACTATTTAAAAGCACAAATACAAGAACAATGCACATTGGTTCAACGAGGCGTTAAACCACTTAGTATGTTATCGTATCAGGAGCGTTACCATAACGAAGTTGTAGAACTTGTAAAGGAAAGTAAGCTGCATTTTAAAACTGAAACCAATAGTAAAGGCTGGGGAGTTCTGTACATATACAGAAACGAGCATTTAGCTATGGTAATAAATGAACTGCCCAAAGAAGCTAAAACAGCTTCGGAGCATTACTTACTTGGAGCATTATTCGGTTACGATACCGATTCTATTTGTGATTTCATTTTTAAAAACCAATTTAAGAGAAATGGATAAAATAACATTTAATAAACAATTCAAAGCGGTTGTTAATCTTATTATGAAAGATAGTTGCAAAACCGATATAGACTCACAAATAAAGGCTATTGAAGTATTAAATGAAAACTTAACACAAATGCCTGTTTTTGTAAGTATTATTCAATCATTAAAAGAACTACGAGCAATAAAACGTAAAGAAAATGGATAAAGTAATAGAATTCCTCACAGCTGGAATTGACGTAGAAGAAACTACATTAATAAAATGTAAAAATAGGTTGGTTAGTGGCAATTATGAAAATTTTAGTTTATTAAAACAGGATATGAAAGAATCCGAAGAGTTTATTAAACAAGCTAACAAAGCTATTAAGAAACTATCTAGCGATAATGAATGTAATCATAGTAGGTTATTTAAGATTAAAAATACAGTTATAGGAACTATTTGCTTAAAGTGCAGATATAAAAATTAAATGAACAATGAAAGAATACGTTTTAACATCAAAGCATTTTACTGGATACATGAAATTCGGTTACGATTCCGATGGAGTACTAGTTAAATATGAAAACCAAGCTGTTTTAACAAACAAACAACAGGCGTATTTATCAATGGCTTTTCCACTTACTGAGGAATATTTACCAAAGATTGTAGGCGAAGGTAAACTCGAAGATTGTACTGACTTAACTTTTAAGCGTTTTTGGGACGAATATGATTATAAAGAAGATCGTAAACAAGCCGAAGACTACTGGAAGAAAATGCCAGATAACGAAAAATCCAAAGCCATAGGTGCTATAAAACGGTATAAGTTTGCATGTAAAGCAAAAAGCCGTGAAATGATTTATGCCATACGCTATTTGCGTAATAAAAGATATATGGATGAATAGTTTAATATTTAAAGTTATAAATATGGTTGGCGAACAAAACTCACTAATTTTCGATATGGAAAAAATAACAAAGATTAATTTCTTTGAAAAAATAGGCTTATATTTTTGTAAAAGGAGATATTTTACAGATAAAGAGGGAATACATTCAACAACCTTAGTTTATAAGCGAATGTTTAAAAAGGTTTATATACTCAAACATTACCATAATCCACCGCAACATTGGAATTGTAGGTGTATGATCTCAGAATTTCACAAGGTTTAAACGATTATTATTATGATACGAAAGTTTTTTAAATGGATATTTAAAAATGAGCTACAACAATTGCAGGCTCAAATTAATAGAACTAAAGAAGCAACTTCCAGCTACGAAGCTCAAGAAAAGATTATTAAGAATATATTGCAAAATATTGATGTAAGTGTAGATGTTCATGAATATTGTAGACATTCAAATTCTTGGGCTGTTATTTCATTGCAGGGTCAAAAAACAGACTATATTAAATTTGTTGACCTTGGAAATTCAAACATAAGAGAAATAGGTTTGTTTTTGAGAGGCTTTGAAAGGCATGCAAACATAAAGGTTGATGCTTCTCCGCATACAACGGGTTTTTTAAGAATATCACGTAATAAAACATTTTAATACTAATTAAATGGCTACAAAACAATATAATTGGGACAATGTAAAATTAATGATTGATAATAAAGAAATAGAAGGAATACAAAGTCCGATGGATACAATATTAGAACATATTGATAATTTTTGCTGTAGGTGTGGTTTTTTCAATTCTTCAACTGTGGTAAATTCTGGTTACGGTTGTAATCATAAAGATTGTGACGATGGCAGCCACGTTAAATTAGGAAATTATTACTGGGGTAACGATCAGTATATTGAAGGTGATGTTGTTACAGCACTTGCAAAAAGAATGACGAAAAGGCACATTAAATGCAATCGTAGATTAGCTAAAAAATTCGTAAAAAAAGCACGAGCAATTCAGTTTAATAATGAAGAATTAAAAAAATACAGCTATAAATGGCAAGGAGCATGTTATACATTTACCTGCCCACTTGGGGTCGAAGCTGATGAACAAGATTTTATAGAACATGGGGAAGATCCTGATTATATGACAGAAGGTGCTTGGCTCGTTATTGATAAGGTTTAAATAGCTAAAAAATGAATCATAAAGACGAACTTGAATATTTAAAAAAGAATGATCCGATACTTTATTATGAATTGACAGGTAATCCTACGGGTGTAGATTCTGACAGTAGCGGTGTTGGATTTATATTTTTTGTGTTAATAGTTGTAATAGCTATTACGATTATATATTATTTTAACTAACTTTATATTCCGTTTAAATTGTTATTAATCATTAATTAAATTTTATGAAAAAAGTTATCTATTTTATGTTATTTGTCGGGTTACAATCATGTGCCCTATCAGCAGTTAAATTTGATAATGGAAAATTTTCTGGTCCTTTGAGTGTAAACGATAATTCAATTATTTTAACAAATTTATTATTGCTTATTATAATGATTTCACTGTTGAGTATCTCCAAGAATCTTAGAAGGCTTGTTAATAATAAATATCCAAAAAACAAAGCTGTTCAGGAACGTTTAACAGAAGAAGAAGTTGAAGAAGTAATAAGTGATTTGAAAAGAAAGTAATTTATATTGAGATACAGAAACACAAAAAAAGCCGAGTAGATCTACTCGGCTTTTTTTATTTCATCGTATCAATATCTGGAGCTAAAGGAATATCGGCTTTTTCTTTTGTTTTAAAGTCCTTGGTATAGTCGGTTAATTTAACTTCTTCGGTTTTACCACCCGTTAATGAGTCGTGTACCTTATCGATAAAGCATTGGTACGATATAACATGATAACGCAAATAGGGAGTTATTTCAGGTCTTTCTCCTGCGTAAACTAATCCTGAAGTATTACTAGCCCGAAGCTTATTTAAAACATATTTAACTGTTTTTATCATTAAAATATACTCCATTCCAGCTTCTAGTGTTTTACTAAAACTTTCAGTATTTGCTCCTGGGTCTTGTGCCAAATGAAAATCAAGTCTTGCCAAGCTGGGTTCGTTGCTATTGTTTTCGATAATTTCCCAGCCGATAAATATGCCGGGTAAGAAAACCTCAAAATCTTCAACATGATCTAACTGTCCGTAGTTAATATCAATCTGCCTTATTGGTGGCAAGTTCCTCTCTGTAAATACTGCCTCGTTAGCATTGAATGTATCTACTATTTTTTTGTAAAGAATCTCCATAATGTAAGTTTAAAGTTTACGGTTCCAAGTTAAAAGTGTTTAATATCTTGATGTTTCGATGTACAATACTTGATCACACCTAACTTTATCTAAAGAGAATTTATCTCTGTTATTAATCAAATAATAATCAGAACCATCGATAGTTATTTTGTCTTTAATAATTCCAGTTTGATTATATTGATACTTCTCAATTTTGTAACAAACTTTTTTATCAATCATAATTATTCATTTTTAATTAATCTTTAATAGCTCTTGTAATTTCTGCTGTCATCATGCGTTGTATGCGAGCTGTTTGCACAACTGATTCGCCAATATATTTCCTTTCAGGAATATTTAGGTTAATGGTTCGAGTAAATCTCTTTACTTTTTTCCCATTGCGCATATGCGAACGAACACGTTGGTTAACACGTCCCCTGAAACCGTCATTATGAACTTGTGCATATTCTACATCAGTTCCAATAGCAGCCGAATTATTATCGGCATGAATAGTTCTTGGGCTTCTGCGTAATCGTCCGCTTCGAACTAAAGTAGAACGCTGCGAACTTCTTTTGCTTTCACCACGAACAGGCTTTCTTTTCTTCCATGGTTTTGTGGTAGTATCAACCCAATTTTGCTGCTTAAACCTATCCTTTGTAAAGTTAACCGCCTCCATTGCTGCACGGCGTGGCAAAGTGTCAACAGTTCGGCTGACACGATCGAGCATGTTAAAGTATGCTGTGAGTTCACTCATTGATAATAATATTCATAGCGTTAATTGAAATCCTATGCATTCTATTATAACCATTAGTGTTAGGTCTAAATGCACCACTGCCTTTAATTAAAATAATACCCGTTTGTTCGCAAGTATTATCTTTTCTTAATTTGCATTTGCTCCAGATTTGAGAGCCATATTTGCTACTCAAAACAACTGTGTTCTCATTTAAAACCTGTTCTAATCTATAGTCTGTCATAGCTTAATATCCTTTTTCAGTATTACGTACAACTCTCATCATCATATTAGAAAACCATTCTTCCAATTCGTGAGCATCCATATGTTGTAAAGTAGTATTTTCGGTATTAATACCACCTTTATTAAAAGCATCTATGTTAATCGTGAGATTACGTATTTGTTTAGCATGGCCAGTAATTTTATCAATTGGCGATTCTTTTACCAAGCTGGTATCTTCAGTACCTGTTGTAATACCTCCGTCCTGATCCGCTATAGTCTGATCATGATTTTCTGGAAGATTTGCATAAACCTTGCGTAATTGCCTTTCTAAATTGTATAAAGTCGATAATGCACCTTTGTCATAGAATGCTCCAAACCTTTCTTCTTTTTTTGTGTACTCATAAATATTAGGTTCATACTTTCGTGATTTTGCATAGTCCTTCTGGTAGTATTCGTGCAACGTATGAATGTCTGAGAATACATCATCAAACTGCTTAGTTGTAAATTGCCCAGGATTGTTTATGATTCCTGCAAATCGTTCTAATATAAAATCAGTACCTGCCTGCTGGTAGCCTTCGCTTGCTTTGCTTGGATTTATAGATGATCTTGATTTTCCTACAAAGTCAAGTTTAAACTGTTGCCATGCAACTTTTGTTGGAAGTAACTCTTCTCCGATATCAGCTTTTAATATTTTAAGCCTGTTTTCAAGTTGCTCCTGAAGGTATGTTGAATCTTGCTTAGATATATTTAAAGCTTTCGACAAGTCTAATCCAGTGGCATCAAAATTATTTATCATACTCTGAAGCTTTTCTGTACTACCCATAGCCGATTGTATGAAAGAAGTTAAACCTTCAGAACCTGAGAATTGATTTTTAAGGTCAATTAATGCCCTATCGTTATCGCCAAGCTTTTTAAACTTCTGGCTTAATTCAATTAGTAAACTATCGGCTTGTTTCATTTGCCCGTTGTTATTATACACATTAATACCAATCTTCTTAAAGGCATCAATAGTACTTTTCTTTGTCAGGTCATTAAACAACGATTTTGTTAAAGTAGCAGCTTCGTCAACACTCTTAACCTTAACAGTAAATAACGAGAATATTTTATTGGCTGCTCCAAAGTTCTGTTTAGCCGATGATGCTGATCCAGCATAAACACTCATTACTTTTGATAACTGATCAAATGTAGTAACACCTGTTTTTACTGTAGCAAAAGCAGCTCTATTAAATTCATCCAGCTTATCAGCTCCAAAACCATAATTAGCCATTGCTTTTGCTGTACCTTCAACCCAAGAGTTAAAATCAGCCTGCATTAATTGAGCAAACTCACCTTGTTTTGAAACGATCTTTTTTACTTCAGAACCATACTCCCCGGTAACCGATTGGACATCAAAAAAGGCTGTATTTGTTTGGTTCATGTCGAAACCTTTTTTAAATGCAGTATCTTTTACTAAACGTTTTAAATGCTGCATGTCGGCAATAGGTTTATCGAGGTTAAGCATCTGAAGCTGTCTGAAGTTTTTATTAAATGCTGCTGCATCGTTTGTAGCTGCATTGGCAGCTTTCCCTATTCCGAATATTGCGGCTGCAGCCAATGTTATTGGATTTTTAAGCAGCCTAAAGGCAGTGCCGACCATTGGTATTTCGCTTTGAATATCACGCATGGCTTTTACTGCATTTAACTTTAAATCGGTAAATTGACCTTTTACAGGATTAAGGCTAAAACCCGAAAACATATTTGAAAATGTAGAAGTAGTTGATGATTTTAAATCGCCTAACTTCGATTTTATTTCACGTACATTTGAGTTAACCGATTGCTTTGCTTTAGTAAATCCAGTTTTTAACTTGGATTTCATATCTAGTATTAACTCTACTTTTGCTTGTCCTTTTGCTGACATATGAAAAAGATTTGACTTTTAATTAGTTATTTCGTATATTTGTAATGTTCCAAGAGGTTCGGCCTCAAGGAAGCCCAAGGTCCGAGTTACTTTTCGTAGTTCGGATTTTGCATTTTTATAATATTACCATTATTATCGATCCACACTTGTTTTATAGTTTTACTTTGACTGAATAATCCATTAACCGGGCGTTCAATATCTTTTAAACTTAACTCTTGGTTTATGCTAATAAAAATATTTTCAGCTTGTTTTGATGCCCTGTAGATGTTGCGTTGAATATTTTTGTAGTTTACCGAACTAAGTTTTTTAAACTCAAACAAAGTTTTATTCAATAAAGCATCAGGGTTCTTACCTGAAATAAAAGTATCCGTTTTATAAACTGCTTTTCTAATCTTATCATCATCTAAAACAGGTAGTAATCTAACTTTATAGCCATTATCAGCAAGTCTTTTAGACATTTCGATATTATCGTTCATTTCATCGATGCCGTGTAAGAAATGCATCTTAACATTTCCTGTTTCGCTGGTGTAAACATCTTTGTAAGCAACACTATCGGGTAATGTTTGTACCGATTGTCGCAGTATTTTAGCTGGAGTTCCAATGTAATATGGATGATCTTCAGGAAATATCAAACCACTATCGGCTAAGTTAGTTTGAAACATTTTCGGGATCTTAATTTCAGGAACTTGATCCGTTTCTTTAGCATAACTTGTACTTAGCTGATCGGCACTACAACGACATCCCCAACCATTTGGAGGAAAGTACTTCTTCCAAAATTCATCAACTATCTTGCGAACAATACCATCAAGAGCAGCATGTTCATTACGTACATTTTCATCGCCAACCGTATCGTATTTAAGGTATGGCATGATATCGGCATTTTGTTGGAACTCTGTCCAACGTGCAGCCATTACACTACCACCTGCAGCCTGATTCCATTCTGTTTTTAACCACTTGCGATACTTCTCATCATCATTTAAAGCTATTTCCCTGAAATCTTCAAACTTTCGAAGTTTCCCGTTTTCATCTTTTAAAGCTAAAGTCATATCCCTAAGCTGCTGGTAATTTTTAGCAGCCGAAAAGTGCCAAACGTCACGGGTAAGGCGTGTTAACATTGCAGCATCGGGTGTGGTAAAATCGACATTAGCAAAGCTTTTACCAAATCCAGCGATTACCTGATTTTCAAGAGCCGAACCGATGTGTTTTAACAGCTTGGCATCGATATCGCCAATTCCAATTTTACCATTATACACTTCATCGATTATACGTTTTACTTCTCGTTTTATTGATGCTGTAAGTGTGGCAGGAATATCTTCTGAAGCTTCGGGATGTTTACCTCCGCAATGAGGGCAAACATCGGCATAAAGTTCGGGCGTATGTTCGGTGATAATCGCTGCCCTTGGATTACCACCTACCGAAAATTTGCAGTTAGGCCAGTTCCTGAATTTGACTGAGTGTTTTGTTTTTTACCAACAACAGGCACATTAAATGTTTTAGCAATCCATTCAATTCCTTTTTGGTCAAACTCAAATTGTGTAGCAGCCTCACTTACAATTTCCCAATGTTCTTTTAGAGAAAGCGATTCACTACGGTCGAAAACAAAACGTTCTTTATCGTTGAACTTAAAACCATGCATACGAAGCATTGGAATGAGTTTATTATTTACGATAAACTCAATCATACGTCTATCTTTTTCGGCTATCTTTTTATCTAAAGTACGTTCATGAACTTCGCTTTGACTTCGTGAGCTTCCATCATCAATAACCATAGTTCCACCAACCATGTCCTTGCTCATTTCATCGTTTGTGGTTTTAATTTGCTCCATGAATATTTTATGCGGATCTCCCTTTGTTGAACCATCGTGAATAGTAACTTTTGTTCCTTCAGGTAAAACAGCATTTGCAGCCTGTCCAAGTTTATTTAATGAATCTTCAATATCATCCAATTGTTTCTTGTTGGTTGCAATAGTTTCGGCAGTAATCATAGGAATACCAAAACGCTCTGCGAGATCAGCCCACACTTGTTGTGCATTTCTTTTCCAAATAAGCTGTGGTATAATATCGTTAAGTATTCCATAATGATGGATGCTTTCTGTAAAAATCAAATTCCTTTGAAACTTAGGATCAGCATAGTTTATAAACTTATTGCCAGAAACCTCCATGTAAATACGTTGTAATTGAGGGCATATATTACGTTGTGGTACAGGTTTCCATAACATATTGGCAGGATCGAATAGCTCAATTACTGAAACCTTCTTGTATATGCTATCGAGGAAGTACTCCATTAGGTTATAAAACCATTCGGTTTGCAATTGCTGTGTTGCTTCTTCATTTTCACTACCATCTGCGGACATAATATAAAAGCGGTTACCTGTTACAGCAGCTTTACGAATTTGCATTAAAGCTTGTAAATGACCATCTGTTGATAAATTATCAAATAAATCCTGTAAAGGAAACCAACGGGGATCATCAGTATCATAAGCGGCTTGCATTGCCTCACGCCACTTTTGGATATTCGTCCGGGTTTGATCTTTAAATTCGCTTATAATTTGTGCTACAACTCCACTCTTTTTTGATGAGCTTGTAGATGCTGTCGGGGATTTGGTTTCTTTTCTGATTAGTCCCCATAAATATGATTGAGATTTTACTTCCATGTTATTCATTAGAATCTATTATTTTCGGGTTCGTGTTTACTCCAAATTCGTATATCGTGTGATTCGTTACCTTCATCATCAGTAATAACAGGCAAATTACAGGCAGCTCCCTTCTGAACAGCTTTAAGCCATTCGAGACAATCGGCATATCGATCGCTTCGGGTTTGCGGTATTCTGTTACCACCTTCTTTGCTCCATAAGTGATACAATGCCATATCTATGGCACACATTACAATAAAACTATCGCGGGGATCATCATCACCATCGGCTGGAGCATCAACAAATATTTGATCAATATCATATCTGCCCGCCAAATAGTTTTTCATTTGTGATATAGCCATATCTTCAGCTTTTTTAAGCTTCGATTTTTCCTGTGTCGGGTCAATTACACCCGATATTTCTGAACGTAATTGAACATCGTAATCACTTTCTATAATAAATGCCATAACTAAAACCTGTTTTTAGAATTACTGTGAATACTTGCTTTACTTCGGGTTCGAATAGCCCCGAAGTTCTCAGATCGTATATAAGTGCTTAATTGATTAAGAGCTTGTTCATCGGCATCGGGACTATCATCGTGGGTTTTGTATCCCGGTTCGATACCTTTTAACTGCGATATACCTACTTGCATATCGTTGTTAGCCTTTTCTTTTTCGTTGTAATAAATTCGTCCGTTTTGGTAATAAGGATGTAAACCTGCTATCATACGATCGTATTTATTCATGCGTGGGCGATCGACAATAGCAATATTTAAGGGTCTGCCTTTTTCTATTTCGACCAATCGTAAAGCATCTTTAAGTGGATCGTTCCAAAACTGGCTTTCAACTTTCCAATGTACCACTACTGTTTGAGGTAAACCTTCTTCATAATCGTACATGAAACGAATAGCATCAACCATTTTACATTGTCGAACAAAAGCCTTTAATTGCCAAAAATTACGTTCGTATAAACCCCAAACCTTAACAGCATTGTAATCGTTCTTACCAGAAAAGGCTACATCCCAAAATCCTGTAATTATTTTGAAATGATTTAATGCTGGAGGTTTAGCCCACTGAATCATATCATCAGTAAAAATCTTGCCTTCGGTGTGCTTTTCGTTGTTGTACTCGGCACGTGATGCTAACGATCCAATGTCTTCTTCAACATCCTTATAGTAATTTGGTGGATACTTTTCTTTCCATGCAGGTTCGTAAGTTGTTTGATCGTATGCTTTTACTTCATGAACTTTCCACTTTGGATGTCGTTTCTCCAATAAGTTTTGAATAGAACGAGGCCACGGATCATTGTTTGGATGCAAATACCGTCTTGTTTCACCATCCATTGTTGGAATTAAATCACGCTCGATCCAGTTTACAACATCGTCCTGTCGTTTAGGATTTCGGCTGGTATCTTTATCCTCTAAATCATCGCAAACGATTAAGTTTGGTCGTTTTTTGCCTTTACGCAAACCACGTGGACTTTGTCCCATACCAAGAGCTTTACCTAAAAAACGGTTATCACGAGTGCAAAACTCTTCATCTGTCCAACTACCTTCAAGTTTCTGATCTCCAAAATCGTGTATTAAAAGTTGATTGGCTTCGAATTCGGCTTGTACATCAGATAAAAGAATTTTAGCTTTATCTAGACTATTACCTACGATAACCAAATACACATCTTCGCCATTTACCCAAAGCCATAAAGGAATAAATACATCGCAAACAACCGATTTAGCTAAACCACGTCCCCAACGAACTAATGCCCGTATTAGTTTGAATTTTAATACCAATACCATTAAAGCGGTATGAAACCAAGGAGTTTTAGCATCGCAGTAATGTTTAAAGTAGGTTTGAATAAAAATGGCAGGATTCTTTTTTGCTTTTTCGATACGCTCTTTTTGTTCTTGCTTGGTTTCGTTTGCAATAATATCCTGACCGCTACGAATTAAAAGAAGTTTATCCTTGTAATGTTGTAAAGCTTGTTTATCCTGAATTTTCATACTATTTAAACTTTAATGAAACATCGTTTAAATGCACTTCCTGAAAATCGAGGGTAGAGAAAAAGAGTTTTTCATCGAATGCTTTTAAAGCATCAAATAGCATTTCCATTATTGCTAAGTAGGTTGAAAGTGTAACCTGACTTTCTTTGTCGATTGAGGTAAGGGTTTTATTCCATTTTGAAACCGCATCATCAATTCGTGCAATAGACTCACGTAGGAGGCCTGTTTCTTTTAAATCGCCATTTAATTCAGCTTGTTTTAGTTGGGTGTTCAAAGTGATGCGCTGTTCGCTAAGATCGTTGATGATCTGTTTAATGTTATCGGTTCGAACATTCGGATTACTCATCTTGGCATTACGTTCGATTTTCCACGCTCCACCGTTTTCATTTACCCACTTACTTAAAGTTACCTCGCTAACATTAATTAGTTTACTTATTTCTTTTGCTTCTTTAAGCTGTTCAACATACAGAACCTTAGCGATTTTCTTTTCTCTTTCCTTAGCCATTTGATACCTATTTTATACAAAGTTGCTTTTTGCTGATTTCAAAAAACAATTATTATGATACGCTGACATAAAAGCCTGATATACTGTCATATATAATAGGTATGATGCACAAATCGTGTTAAAATTGTATTCGACTTTTAAGTGAATTAAACACAGTGATCATGTAATTTTTTTTGAATGTTTAGACTTGAAAAATTATCAGATAAGGCAATACTCACCATCTACGGTTATGTAGGTGGTGCTTATCTTGATTTTAGGGCAGTAGAAAATGCTCTACACGATATCAAAGCATCGGGATTAAAACAGGTTGACTTTTGGTGTCATACCTACGGGGGAGATGTTTTTGAGGGTAATTTAATGATTACTTTCATTCATGAATTTAGAAAAGCTGGTGGTGTAGTAGATTTATACGCTCCGGGTATTGTTGCTTCAATGGGTATGCCTTTAGCTATGGCATGCAATGAAAGATATATAGCCGATAATGGATTTGGTATGATCCACGCTCCCAGAGGTGGTGCATATGGCACAGCCAAAGATATGGAGCAAACCGCTAACCTTCTACGCTTAATTGAAAAGCGATTCAAAAAAGACTTAAATCAAATCTCTAATAAATCAGAAAAAGAAATTACTGAATGGATGGATGGTACTGATTATTGGTACGATGCTGATGAGCTAATAGATATGGGTTTATTCGATGATAAAATACCATCTACGGTAACCGATATTACAACACTTGACAAAGAGGAAATAGAAACTCTTGGTGCAAAAGGTGTTTTCGAAAGGTTTGCAGCACTTACTATTCCTGAAACGAAAAATCAAAATAACTTAAAAATGGACAAAAAAATCTTGATAGCCAGGTACGGGCTTACAACAGTAACCGATGCCAATACTGAAGAAGAAGTAATGGCTGCCGTTGATGCTAAAATAAAAGCATCTAATGACAGAGCAAAAGCTGCTGAAGATAAGCAGAAGGAAACTGAAAAGAAATCAATTGAAGCTGCTGTAAAAGCTGCTTCGAAAGCTGGTAAAATTCCTGAAGCAAAAGAAGAGGAATATATCGCACGTGGTGAAAAAATTGGTTTGGAAGAACTGAACGCCATATTTGCCGACATGCAGGTTTACGAAACGATTACCGATAAGCTTGATGGTGAGCAAAGTGGTGGTTCTGGAAGTCAGGCAAATGCCGATCGTAAGAACTGGGATTGGGACAAATGGCAGGCAGAAGCTGAAAAAAACAAAACTGTAAAAGCTGAGTTTGAGGCAATGCCTAAGAAGGATTCTAAAGCCTTTACTGCTTTGTATAAAGCAAAATTTGATACTGAACCTGAATTATAAACCTGTCTGCCGATAGGCAGATCAAAAAATAAAGACAATGAGAACAAAATTAATTTTAAGCATATTTTTCTCACTACTTGTGAGTGTTTTAGGAGGAACTGGAATTGCTATGGCAATGGGTTGTGCACCTTTACCTGTTGTTTCTGGTTTAGCAGCTTTATCAATGCTTCCACTTAATACTTCAGGCGTTGCTATGGCAGGTGTTTTAAAAGAAATGTGGACAGGCAAGGTTGTTGAAGAGTTTTCGAACCTCGAAAAGGATTCATTCTTACAGGGTATTGAAGATTGTAGTAGATATGTATCAGCTGTGGGCGATGAAACTCAGGTTATTCACTTGGTTTATATGGGTGTTTCTCCTGATGTGTTAATTAATAATACCACCTATCCAATACCTGAACAGGAATTAGGAGAAGAAGATATTGTAATCACTCTTGATAAATACGTAACTAAACAAACCCCAATTACTGATGATGAATTATATGCATTAACATATGATAAGATTGCAACAGTTAAGGGTAAGCATGGTAAATCTATTGCAAGAAACAAAATCAAAAAGGCTATCCATTCATTAGCTCCTAGTGGTGCAACAGTAGCAATGCCCGTGTTATTAACAACAGGTGCAGATGATGGTACTGGAAGGAAACGTTTAACTCCTGCTGATTTAATTCGGCTTAAAAAGGAATTGGATGATCTTGAAGTACCTGAAGAAGGAAGAAGGTTAGTTCTTTGTAACGATCATGTGAATGATATTTTAAGTTGGGAACAAAAATTCACAGATCAGTATTATAATTATAAATCGGGTAAAGTTTCTGATTTTTTCGGATTTGAAACTTTTGATTATACAGGTAACCCTTATTATAATCCAACAACCAAAGCAAAATTAGCTTTTGGTGCAGTTCCTGCCGGTACTGATAGAAAAGCTTCTGTATTCTTTACTTTAGAACGTGCTGCGAAGGCTCAGGGTTGGACTAAGATGTATTATAGCGAAGCAAAAACTGATCCTGCACGACAAAGAAATATGTGTAATTTCCGTCACCATTTCATTGTGATGCCAACCCGTGAGGAAGGTCGTGGAGCAATCATATCTGATAACGTAGTTTAGTTTTTCATAGATGAATAAAGGGAGTGAAATAATAGATAAAAGCAAGCTCACCCAGCGTGAGCTTCTTATACTCCTTTCCGACCAAATGGAAGGTGTTAAAGGTGATGTGAAAGACTTTAAAAAAGCTATTCCATTACTTGAAACTCGAATGACTAAAGTAGAAACCAAAATTATGGTTGTGGCAGGTTCTTTTGGTTTAGCATCTATTATTATCTCTATTGTAATTAATGTATTCGAACTTTTTAAATAAAAATACCAATGGCACAAAAAACTTTAGAACAATTAAAAGCAGATTTGCAGGAAGCCCAAGAGCTTCGTAAAAATGCTAAGACTGATAAAGATAAGTCAGCAGCCCAAGAGTTAATTGATTCTGTTGTAACAGAAGCAAAAGAATTTCTTGAGAAAGCAGAAACTGATGGCGATAACACCGCAGTTCAGGAATTAATTGATTCTGTTAAAACTGATTCTGGAGAAAAGACTGAAACTAAAAATTCAAAGTCTGATTCAAAGAATACCAAAAAAACAGATACAAAGAACTCTAATAAGTCCACTTCTGGCTCGGAAGCTCAAAAAGCTAAAGAAACAGCTAAAGTAAAGAAATCTAAGGATCAATTAGCTATTATGGATCGCTACAAAGTTAAGGAGCTGTTCCTAAACTCTAAAGGTGAAACTTTCACCAGTCAGAATCTTGCTGAATTGTCGGAAAAGGACAAAACAAAGGTTAAGAAGATTACTCGTGAAGCTGTAGAAAACTTAATTAAGTAGCGATGAAATTAGCATTAATTGTCAATTTTCTTTTAACAAATAAAGGTGTTCGTGAAGCTCTTTACGAGACCATTGATTTTCTTATTAAGCGCAGAAAATTGAAGCGTGATGCTGATGGACTTACTGAAGCTGACAAAGAACTTCTTAAAGATGAGAAGTATGATATTGCTGAAGCATTTTTAAAAATCTTAAAACTTGACAAATGAAAAAATTTAGAATAATCTTATTTATGGCATTAATGGTAGCTCCTGTATTTCTTTTTGCTACCGATGGCGAACCTACTGAAAAAACTGGCTTTTTAGGCTGGTTATCAGGCGCAGGCTTAACTCTTATTGGAGGAGTTGTAGTTTGGGCAAGAAAGCGTTTTAGTGGTGTTTTTAAAAAAATAAAGGAAATCATTGATATTCCAATTGCTGTTACCACAGGCCTTTCAAAAGTATCTACCGAAATTGCTCAAGCTTCTGGCAGCATCACAAGCATGCTGGAACTGATGGAAAATTTTGCTGATACCGATGATATGTCGGCAAAAGAGTTAATTCAAAAATTTAAATCTCAAAAAGATAAAGCACTTAAAGAACTGCGAGATATTCCCATAGCGGTTGACGAAGCTGCTGCCAATATTCGCAAAGAAATTAACGACTTAATCAATAGCAAGGATGAGTAATTTAAGAGGAGTTATAACCAGCAAAGGGAAAGTTGGAGCAAACGTTGAAAATAAAGACGGGGTCTCCTCTTTCCTAATCAACGCTCCTGCCATTGTGGGAGCGGGTGATGTTGTTGGTTTAGCACTGGCAACAGTTGCTAAACTTGAAAGCGTTAACGATGCTGAGAACTTAGGTATTAACGAAAAGTACGACACCGATAATAAGGTTTTGCTTTACCGTCACATTACCGAGTTTTATCGTATGGCTGGCGAAGGAACAAAATGTTTTATCATGCTTGCTGATTCTGCCAAGGATATGAAAACCATGCTCGAAGATCATGGTGAGGCATTAATTAACGGTGCTGATGGTGACATTAGATATTTATCCGTTGCTTATAATGCTCCAGATGCATATGCTCCGACATATGTGAATGGTTTGGAAGCTATTGTTGATGCTGCTATTCCTGTGGCACAAACATTAGCAGATTGGGCTTTTAATCATGATAAGCCATTAAACGTATTTCTTGAAGGGCGTGGTATTAATGGTTTGGCTGCTGCAACGCAAAATTTAAGAGCCATTACTGTTGCCGATGTAATTATGGAATACGGTTTGGTTTCTGTTATGATTGGTCAGGATTGGGATTACGCAGATAAGCTAATAGGTGAAGCAAAGAAATTTGCCGATGTTGGAACCTTTATGGGAACTAAAGCAGGTGTTAAAGTAAATGAAAATCCGGGTGAAGTTGGAGAAGAAGGTGATGAAGATAGCCTTGATATTAGCGATGCTAACCGTAAAGTTTGGTTAACAGCAGGTTTAAGTAATCATAGTAAGATTAAGGAAATTTCTGATGCGGATCTTCAACTTTACGAAGATAAAGGATACATATTCGGTGTTAATTATACTGGTTTTGCAGGATTCCGTTGGAATAATGATCCAGTTTGCGCTCCTGTAATTATAGATGAAAATAACAATCAGAATATTCATTCTATTGCTATCGGAGCTACTTTGAACAAATTGGCAAGGTTAATTCGCAAGAAGTTATTGCCAAAAGTTAAAAGTACCGTTCCTGTTGATACTGTAACAGGTAAACTTACTACTGGAATGGTGAAGTATTTCGAAGGCCTTGCCAACGAACCATTCATTGAGATGCTGAAAGCTGGAGAAATTTCAGGAGGTGAAGCTATTGTTGATCCTAATGCCGATTTAAAATCGGGTGACAAAGTATTACCTATTGAATTCAATATGGTTGATACTGCCACATTAGGACAGATATCCGCTAAGATTAACGTTAAAAAATCATTGTAATGAGTAGAATTATAAGGAACGGAAAAGCATTTGACGGTGGCGATGTTCAAATCGCCATGTTTGGTAGCCTCGATTACGAAGTAACTGAGATCAGATATAATACAGAACAGGAGCATCAAATGAATCATGCTTTAGGAAGTAACAAAGGTTCTTCATGGAGCATGTGTATTATACTGAAATAGGTTGACCTTTTTTTGATTATTTTTTAATTTAGATTTTGTTCTTTTGGTCCATTCAAATAATTTTTTTTGCCGGTTGATTGGCAAAAAATGATTTGAATTTCTTCTGTGT